ATTTCTATTTTTAATTTTTTTTGTAGCTTTACCGTGTATTGTTCTATTTATTTGAGTTAATTTTGGTTTTGCAAAATCAGAAAATTTATGTTCTCTAAAATCTTTCTTTTTATATTTACTTAAATTAACTTTAGCAGATCTTTTTTGTCCTTTCATTCCTGATTCTACCATATCACCAGCATATGATATTTTTTGATTTGTAAGAGATCTAAGATCATTTACAGATTTAGGCATAATTCTAGTTCTATTATATAAACCTTGTTGATTTTTTCCATTTAATCCTTTTCCCACTAATTTTTTTGTATTTTTGAGTTGATCTCCATTCTTATACATAGATGGCATGTATCTATTTTTTATTTTATTTGTATATGATTGCATTCCAAAGATATTTTGTTTTTGTGGTTGAAATAATAAAGGATTTTCTTTTTTGTGTTTCCAATGTTTATCATTACCTGTATGAATACCTAATTTTGTTTCATATTGTCTACTATTATTTAGCGAGGCACCTCTTCTAGAATGAAAATGTACCATATTATTGTGTTTAAATTCATTATCTTTTGTTATATTATATTGCATACTATCGTTAACAGAAGTAAATCCTTCTTGTAATTCAATAGCTCTTTTTAAACTTCCATCAATACCTGTAGAAGATGTATATTCGTTAGCTTCCATTGTTTCTGTATCTCTAGAATATCCTAGATCTTGAAATTGTTTTAAAAATGATGTCATATTATAATAGCTTATATTTTTAATAATTTACTTTTTAAACAAATTATTAAAAATTATTTTTATATTAATTTTATTTTGAGTATTTATCTCTAGCTACTTGTCTAGAGTGACATGAACGAGTTGGATAATTGTCAGCATATCCAATTTGTTTGTTTACATGTAAATATGGAGTAATATGATTAGGTAATGTAGTCATTTCACGATATTCGGAAATTGGATGACTATATCTAGAATATTCATCAGGTCCCATATTAAAGTTATCACAACTAGGATCATTATCTAATTTATCTTTCATATTTTTCCATTCATTATGAGTTTCATTACAGTTATCTAATGGAACGTGTCTATTATTTAATAATGAATCAATGTCTACTCTAGTAGGAATATCTGGACCTTGTCTAGATTCTGATCTAGCATTTCTTGGATAAATATCAGACTTACATACATTTTTGCTAACTTTAGGACCATTATATAGCATATAATAACCAGGTGCAGTACTTCTTTCGTTTTTTTCTACAGTACATTGTTTGTCATATAAAGTACGACTAAATGACATATATATATTTATTTAGATTTTATTTTAAAAAAAAATCTAAATATTATTTTTTAATTTATTTTAAATATTTTTTTATAATTTATTTTTTATCAGTTGGTACTTTTTCCATATCTTCACCTTTTGGTAGATTAGGGGGACAAGCTTGAATATGACCAAATGTAATATTGCATGAATCATAAATAACACTACCAGTTACACCTCCTAATGGTGGTAAGTATCCTTGTGCTTTTTCTGGAACACATGGTTGATGTTTTAAGTCAATACCTCTTAATTTTGAGTCTAATTCAATTCTTTGAGCAGGAGTTATATCTTTAGAGCATTTATTTTCATTTTCATTTCTAGTTGGGTTCATAGTACGTTCATGTATTTTTTTGTTTCCAGATGATCTATCTGTAAAAGCTTCTACATCGTATATTAAGCGATTATTGCTCATTTATATAATTATATTAGAAAAAAATTTTTCTAAACATTTATTTTAGAATATAACTTGTATGTTAATTATTTTTAAAATAATTTTTATTTTATATGTTAATCTTAGATATTAATTGATTAGTTAATATACCTATATAATCAGAAGTAAATAAGTTAGTATTTATATAATTATTAAATAAAATGTTGATTAATTTTTTAGAATTTTTATTATTTATATTATCTATATTATTTTTAAAAACATTAGAAATTAAATATTTTATTTCTGATAATAATATATGTTCACTAGAAATATGAAAAGGATAATTAGTAAATGGTACTAAATTAAATAAAATGATATCTGTTTTTTTTATTGGACAGCATATATTATTTTTAAAATTATATTTTAATTCATCTTTTAATATATTAATGTAAGTTGTAATATAGTATGATGGTATTTTTTTAAAAATTTCTGTTAATCCTTTTAAAATATCATCAAAAATAAAATTTTCTATACCAATTTTGTCATTACTATCAAAATGATTATATAAAAAAAAGAATCTTTCATCAATATTTTCTTTTTTCTCAAGGATAATTAATTTTAAAATAATAGCACTATCAATATCATTATTTTTAATATTATATTTAACACCATCTCTTAAGAATAAATGTTTTTTCATATTAGCACCATGCATTATTATAAATTGTATTGCATTGGGATCTTTTTCTAGACATGCATATTCTAATAATGTATGTCCATTTCCATTTATTTGATTTATTTTACCACCTAGTTTTAGTAATTTTTTTAATATCTTCATATCGCCCATTTTAATAGAATAATGTAATGGAGTTAATCCTTCTTCATTTAAAATATTAAAATCAATTTGATTTATTTTTAATTTATTTAGATCTTTTATATTACCTGAACAAATTATGTCGAATATGTTTTTATTTGAATTATTTTTTTTATTAATAGAAGATTTTAAATATTTATTACATTCAGTTTCCGTTTGATTTATTAAAATATTATATTCATCAAATTTATTAATATTTTTAAGATCATTTAATGATTTTAATGATTGTTTAAGTAACTCTATTGAGTTATCTTTTTTTCCTTTAATATAATTTTTTATTGATTTTTTTAATATTTTTTTATATTCATCAATTGTAATATTATTATTTTCCATATATTAGTTGTATAATTTTTGTTTTATATATAAACCATAATATAAAAATATATAAAAAGTATATTAATTAATTTTTAATTATTTATTTCTAAGTATTATTAAATGGGAAATAAAATATCTGTAAAAAAAAATAATCAAAATGAAAAAAATTTAAAAAAAGAAAAAGTAAAGAAAAAAAAAGTAAAGAAAGAAAAAGTAAAGAAAGAAATAGTAAAGAAAGAAATAGTAAAGAAAGAAGAAAAAAAATGTAAAATGCCTACAAAAAATAATCCTGCAATGAATTTTATGATAACAGATTATAATAAAGTCAAAGGTTATACTGAAGCTTGTGGACCAAGTATAGAAGTTAATGAAAAAATGATTAAATTTATAAATTCTGGTATAGGTGAAAATATGAATTCTATGGATAAGTTAATGAATGAAAGACAATTTATAACAATGCCTTGGACTACTCATACTAATGATCAAACTGCTTTTGCAAATTGGTTATATAAAGATTTAAATAAATGTAAAAGTGATAATATTGATTGTGGAAAAAATTTGGTACGTAATTTAGTTTATAATTACGATAAACATTATTAATAAAATGTTGAAATAATTATATTTAAGTAATAATTATCTTTAATCATAACTATGATTAAAAACAATTCTTGGGTTGAAAAATACAGACCAAAATGTTTAAATGATGTATCATCTCAGACAGATGTGATAAGTTCTTTAAGAAAATCATTAAAGACTAAAAATATTCCACATTTAATATTTTTTGGTCCATCTGGATGTGGGAAAACATCAACTATTTTAGCGTTGGCAAGAGAATTATTTGGTAAAGAATTTTGGTCAGATAGAATTATTGAGTTAAATGCATCAGATGAACGTGGTATTAATGTGGTCAGAGATAAGATTAAAACATATGCTAAACATTCTGTAAGATTAAATAAGGATATACCACCATGGAAAATTATAATTTTAGATGAGGCTGATAGTATGACTTCTGATTCTCAATTTGCATTGAGACGAATTATGGAAGAATATTCTAGAGTAACTAGATTTTGTATAATATGTAATTATCATAATAAAATTATTGATCCTATTGTATCAAGATGTTCTTTATTTAGATTTAAACCAATTCCAAAAAATGAAATATTTTCTAAATTAAAAAATATATCAGAAAAAGAAAATATGTATTGTTCTGATGAAATATTAAATAAAATTATAAATATATGTCGTGGTGATATGAGAAAAGCAATTAATTTTCTACAAAGATGTCATAATTCTTTTGGTGATAAAATAAATGTAGATTTATTAGATGAAATATCAGGTATGATTAATGACACAGATATAAATAAATTTATTGACTATAGTTTAAGTAAAAAGAGTACAAAAATTGATTTGTTGATAAAAGATTTTTATAATAGTGGTTATTCTTTAGTTAATCAAATATTAAAATTTCATGAAATAATAATAAATCATAAACATATAAAATCATCAGATAAAGCTTTAATTTTAAAAAAAATAGTTGAAATTGATCAAAATTTAATTAAAGGTTGTGATGAATATATACAATTTTTAAGATTAGGATATTATATTATGTCACTAAATTAATATTGAATAAATTAGTTTAAAGAACATATTCATTTATAAATAATGAATCACAATGATTATTTATTATGGAATGAAAAATATAAACCTAAAAAAATGAATGATATATTAGGTCAAGATGATATATTGAATTGTTTAAAAAATATGATTAGTAAAGGATCATTACCACATATGCTTTTTTATGGAATATCTGGTACTGGTAAAACATCAACAGCAAATGCAATAATAAAACAGTTATATGGTAATTCTAAGACATTAATGGTAATGAAACTTGATGCATCTGATGATAGAGGAATTAATTCAGTAAGAGATGAAATTAAAGGTTTTGCTGAAAAAATAACTATTTTTAATAAGGGTGTTAAGTTAATCATTTTAGATGAAGCTGATTCAATGACTTTTGATGCACAATTCGCATTAAGAAGAATAATAGAAAAATATTCAGAAACAACAAGATTTTGTTTGATATGTAATTATGAAAATAAAATAATACCCGCAATAAAATCAAGATGTGCTAATTTTAAGTTTAATCCAATAGACAGTAAATTTATTTCAAAAAAATTAAAAATTATTGCACAAAATGAAAAACTAGATATGAGTAATAATTCTTTAAATATAATTACAAATATATCAAATGGTGATTTAAGAAAAGCTATAAACTTATTACAAAGTATTTCTATGAGAAGTAATGAAATTAATGATAATATATGTTATTCAACTGCTGGAATTCCTTCTGACAAAATTATTTCAAAATTATTTAATATATTGTTAAATAAAAAATACAATTTAGAGAAGAGTTTAAAGTTATTTAAAAAATATGATAGTGGTTATTCGTTATCTGTAATTTTAAATAGATTAGTATTTCATATGATTAAAAATATTAATAATTTACCAGTTAATGATGTAGCACAATATTTTATTGAATTATCAGATTTAGAAGCACGTGTATCAAAATCAACATTTGGTGATATATATATGACTTCTCTAGTTAGTATATTTAAAAAAATTGATTAATTTATAATTTTTTATTTAAAAATATTTATTAATGGATAATTTCAAATATGATGAGAATATTATAACTTCAATTAAGTACAGAAATATTGAATATATAAATAATGAATATGAAGATTCAATAAATAAAACATTTTTTAAATATCTAAATAAAACTTTATGTTTATATTTAGATTTTAAAGTTAATTTTTATTTTTTATATTGTCAAAATGTAGACAGTAAACTTAATAGTATTATATTATTAATAAATTTAAAATTATCAAAATTTATTATTGATAGTGATTTAGATATTATAAGAATTTTAAACTTAGTAGATAATGGTTTTGATAAATCTATGGATAAAATATCAAAAAAATTAGTATTAACTGATAAATTTAATCTTTTTTCAAAGGATAAAATAAAAACAAAATTTTTAATTAATGAATCTTTGTTAAAAAGTAATTTTGATAAAATAGTCTCGAAAATAGACAAGTCGAAATATAAATTAAATAAAATACCTTCAAATTTAATAAATCAAAACAAAGTTTTTATGATAATTAAGAGTAATTTAAAAGAGGTTAATGAAAATTTTAATTACGAACACTATATTGTTCCAGAAAATAACAATCCTTTTAATTTGTTATTAAGATTTAGATTTACACAAGGAAAAATAAGTGAATGTATAAAAAAATTAAATTTAAGAAAAGATTCTGAATTTTTAGAAATAAAATTGATTCTTGACCCGTTATTACATCCATATATTCCTCCAAAAATTAGTTACAATAATAATATTTATATGAAACCTAAATTATTATTTAGTATTTTAGATATAGACTTTTTAAAGTCAAAAAATTGGAATCCTTTCTTAACATTAGATTGGATAATATTAAATTTAGGAAAAAATTTGGAAACATTATTTGTTGATAATTTTGTAAGTTTAAATGAATATAATTTATATGATAAAAATAAACTATTTTTAAAAAAAATAATAATATTTAATGATTTAATTAAAAGTGAATTATATGAAAAAATTATTTTTAATATGGAATTTAATAATTTATCATTAAAACTTTCTAAAAATAAAGGTTATTTACCAGAAGGTACTGGTTATGGATATGGTTCTTCTGATTGGGATTACAAAGAATTAGATAAAAAGAACAAAGAAGATGAAAAAAAGATTATTAAATGTTTGTCTTATTTTTTTGATAATATATCTTCTGATAATATTGATCATATTATTGTTTCAACTTTGCCAAATTATTTTTTAGAATGTTTGCGTAATAATATTTTATATGTAAACAAGCATTTAGTTTTATATACTAAAATATTAGAAATACTTGAAAAGATTATTGTTCATGATATTCCTACAAAATTGATTAATAATATTTACTCCAATTTAAATAAATTATTTATAGAATCAAAAAAGTATATGGAAATGGATGTTAGTGAAAATAATGATGAATTATTATGTTACAAGAAAATAGAGAATGTATTTAATATTTATTCTAAAAAAGAAACAAATAAAATTAAGGCTTTAGAATTACCAAATTTACTTGATCATAAAGAAAAATTTAAAAAAATGGTTTTTAAACATATTTACGATGATAAGGATGGTATTCTATCATTTAAGGATTATAAATTACCTATCAGTCATAAAATGCATAAAAAGAAAAATGATTCTATATCTTTAAAATCTTTAAAAAGAATAAAAAAAGAAATTTTTATGTTAAGAGAAAGAAATTCAATTCCTATTGAATGGGATTCATCAATATTGTTAAGAGTTCCTAATGATAAAATGAATATTATGACTTTTATTATAACAGGTCCTAAAGATACACCATATCATAATGGTTTATTTGAATTTCATGTTTATTTTCCTGATACATATCCGATGAAACCACCTCATGTTCTATTTTGTACTAATGGAAATGGTACAGTTAGGATGAATCCAAATTTATATGCAAATGAAGGAAAAACTTGTTTATCTCTATTAGGAACATGGCACACTTCACAAGATAGTGAAGGATGGATTCCATCTAAATCTAATTTATTACAAGTTATGACTTCTATTCAAGCAATGATATTAGGTGAAAGTCATCCATATTTTAATGAACCAACATATGAAAAAGAATTTGGAAAAAGTAATAGTATGAAAAAAAGTAAAAGATATAATGATGAAAAAAGATATTTTACAATAAAATGGGCAATTAATAATAATATAGAAAATCCACCAATATCGTTTGAAGATTTTGTTACTGACTATTTTATTGAAAAAGAAAAAGAAATTTTAGAAGTTATACAATTATGGTTAGATGAATCAGATAATTATAAAGAAAAAATAAAATTAGAAATGCTAAAAACAATAGAATTGATAAACAAATTAAAAGAAAAGAAATATAATAAAAAAAATAAAATTGATAAAATTTTATTTGTATCAAAAAAAAATTTCGAAAAAGATGATATATTTAATTCTGATGATTCAGAGGAAACAATTAAATCAAATGATTCAGAAGAAATTATGGAAGTACTTGATTCGGATGAATCAATAGAAATTAATGATGCAGTACAATCAATTGAAGATAATAAAATTGAATAATATAAAAATAATTTTGTTTTATAAAATAAAATATTTTATATTTATATATAATGATTAATTTTTCATTTGGTATTTGTTTATTGGGAGATACTAGTGTTGGAAAAACAAGTTTTGTTGATAGAATTGTTAATTCTAATTTTAATTATAAATCAAATGCTACAATTGGTGTAGAATATACAACTAAATATTTTAAAACTATAATTAATAGTAAAGAATATAATTATAAGTGGTCCATTTGGGATACAGCTGGTCAAGAGGTATATAATTCTTTAATTAGAACATATTATAGAAATGGTCCCGTATATATATTAATGTTTGATAAAACTGAGAAAATGTCTTTTAATGAATTGAAAAAATGGTACGATAGTATCAAAACATTAGGAACAGATAAGAAATTTATATATATAGTTGGTAATAAAATAGATAATTCAAAATATGAAGTGACTTATAATGATATTATAAAAAAAGTAGAAGACGATGATTTTAAATATTATGAAATATCGGTAAAAAATAATTTAAATTTAGATTTATTAATAAATAGTATAAATAATGATTTATTGAGTTATATTTTAGATAAAGATATTCCAAGATTTCTAAAAAAAAATGTAATAAGATTTTATGATAAAAAAAAAATTATTTTAAAAAAGAATAATAATAATAATAATTACAATAATTGTTGCTATTAATTATCTAGGTTAATTAAATGGTAAAAAAGTATGAAGTTTTAAAAGGAGAAGATTATTTTTATAAAGGATTAAATAATAAAAAATATATTATAAATATTTGTGATACCGAATTAAAAATTATAGAAATGATTAAAATAATTAATTTTTATATTAAAAACAATGATAAATCAAGATATGTGGGCATAGATTTTGAATTTAATAAAGTAAATGATAAAAGAGAAATTGCTTTATGTCAACTTAATTTAGAAAATAGTTCAAATGAAGCTAATATCTTTTTATTTTATCCTCCTGATTTATCTAAAGATCAAAATAAAATTTTAATAAATCTTTTAACAGATGGAAATATTATTAAAATATTACATGGTGGTGAATCATTAGATATACCTTATTTATTTGATAATATTTTAATAAATGAAAAAAATAAAAGTTTATTTTGTTTAAGTTTTGTAGATTCTAGATATTTATGTGAATTTTATCATTTAGAAAATAATATAGAAGATGGTAAATGTAAAATTAATTATTTATTAGTCGAAATGGGTGTTATCAGTCAAGAACAATTTGATTTTTTACAAAAAGAGGAAGAAAATATGGGTCCTATATATGAAATAGTTATTGATGTAAAAAAATTAGATGATTTGGTTATACTATATACTTTAACAGATGTATTATATTTACCTGAATTAATAAAAAAATTTCCAAATAATGATACTTACAAAAAATTAATACCACAAATAACAAGTTTTTGTTTTACTGTTAAAAGGATATCTGATTATATAGAATTAAATCAAATTATTTCTAAATATAATATAAATTATTTAAAATTAGATGATGATATAGTTCAATTAAATTTTATTTATAATATGATTTTTTATATGATAAATGATAAATTCAATGTTTTTCATAAAATAAATGAGATAAATTATTTTAAAAAAGTATTTGCATTAATAATAAAATTTTATTTATATAATTATCTTATAGAAAATTATGAAATTTGGTCAAATAGTAAAAATATTGTATCAGATTCTATAAATTTAGATTTAAGTTCACTTGATTATTATAAATATTTATTTGATTATTTGAATAGTTTAAAATTAAATATTAAGGAAATTTTAAAATAAATATATTTCTCTTTTTTATTAGATCATGGATAATTTTATTAATATTGAAATACCATACAAATCTAGTTTAGCTACAGTAATATTAACATATTCTGCATCTTTTCCAAATTTAAAAAATTTTAGATGTGAGGATATAAAGTTTATTGATGATAGCGAAGCCTTAGATTTGGAATTAGCTTTTGGGAATACTCAATTAGTCTTTAATGATAATAATATTATAATTGAATTAAAAAGAATAGGTGATCCTGTAGGATTATATTTTTCAGCAGATATTTATGAAACATTAATTGTTAAAATAAAACTAGAAAATGATACTATTGAAGAATCAAATAAAAAAAAGGAAATATTAACTGATTTTTTTAAAGCTGCTAAAGAATTTTGTAACAAAAAAAATGATAAAGAGATTATGTGTAAAATATTAAGAAATGGTGGTTGGATGAAATTAACAACTCTACCAAAAAGATCATTAGATACAATTTATTTACCAAAAAAACAAAAAGATAATATTTACAATGATTTGAAAAAATTTTATGATTTAAAAGATGAATATATAAAATTAGGTATTCCTTGGAAAAGAAATTATTTATTAGAAGGTTCTCCAGGTACTGGTAAAAGTTCGTTAATTTTTGCATTAGCATCTGAATTAAATTTAAATATTTATATTATTAATTTAGGTCCTAAAGTAGATGATTCGGTTTTAATGTCTGCAGTTGCAGCTATTCCAAAAAATACAATATTATTATTAGAAGATATTGATGCTTTATTTATTGATAGAAGACCAAATGATAGTAACAAAAGTTTAGTTTCATTTTCTGGTATTTTAAATGTATTAGATGGTATGGCAAGAAAAAGCGGATTAGTTACTTTTTTAACTACAAATTATAAAGAGCATTTAGATAAAGCATTGATAAGACCAAGTAGAGTAGATTTTATTTTAGAATTTGGAAAAGCTGAAAGAGAACAAATTAATGAAATGTTTAATAAATTTTTTCCAAATAGAAAATCTGAATTTGATAAATTTTATAAAAAAATAGATTTTTTAAAATTAAGAACATGTATTTTACAACAATTTTTTATGGAATGTAAATTTAATAATAGAGATTTATTTGATGTGAAAAGAATTAAAGAAATTATTAATGAAATGGATAATACAAAAAAAATTAAAGGAAACCTTTATATGTAATAAAATAATTTAAGGAAATATTATATTATAATATTAAGATTATGTCCTCTCAAACTGAGAACAAAGTTGCGTCTAAACCAGGTAGAACACTACTTGTAAAACCAGATTCAGATAATTTTGATGAATCATTATTAAAAAAACTTGATGGTTTGACTGAAGAACCACATAAATCAGGAAAAACTAATTCTTGGTTTTTGACTTTCAAAACTTTTGAAGATTCAGAAAATGCATACAAATTGCTTTCTGAAATGGATAATTTGAGGGTAAAATATGCTCTATACAAAGTTTATTGTAAATTTGAGAATTTAAATGATGATAATGATTACAATGATGTTAAAAATACTCATACAAATTTAATTGAAAGCGAGCATGAAGGTAAAGTTCTATATTATAAGCTATATAGAAAAAATGATAAGTATTTGGGTTGTGGAGAGCTTACTGTTGATACAAAAAAGACTTTTGATTACTTGTTATCTGTAGATGATGGTATGAAGAAGGTATCATTGGGTGATGATTTGTCAGTAACCCATTTTAGATTCCAACGTAGACCAAAGCCAAAAAATATGTCATATAGCACTAATTAATTTATAAATTTTATTATTATTATAATTTATAAGTTATATTAAACCGGATTTATTGATTATAATTATTTTAAGTAGTGAATTATCTAGTATATTGTACCTACTTATAAAATGATTGTTTTCTAAAATAATATTATTAAATGTTAAATTAAACATATCAGGTCTCAATTTAAAATTAGAAAATATAAGTAATTTAATTTTATAGATAGTAAAATTACTTTTAATTCTTGGTAATTTTATAATGTCATTATTAATATTTTTTACATATATTTGATATAATTTTTCATTGATAATAACAGATATTTTTTTATTTAAATCAATAATATTATTTTTAATTTTTTTACCATCATTCATCCATATTTGTTCATTTATATAATTGCCATAATATTGTTGTATTTTCATTTTTGTTTCATTTATATTTGAGGTATTTAATTCTAGATATTCATTTTCTTTATCAATAAAAATAATTTCTATAAGTTTTTTCATTATAAAAGTTTATATAAATTATTTTTTACTATCTTTTTGATTAGCCATAATAATTAATCTATATATTTGATCTAGTCTTTCTTCTATTTGAATAAGTACTTGTGGTAATTTTTTATTAAAATCATATTTATTGATATATTTTAATTCTTCTTTCCATTTTTTATTTGATTCATCATCTATAGGAGCACTGAACATTAAAATAATATCAGCTAACATATTAATATGTTTTAATAATTCTTCATTCCAATCTAAATCAGATAAGAAGACTGAAATTTTATTAGGATTAAGTTTTTCTGCTAATGATTCTCTTCTTTTTTCAGGAGTAATTAATAAAATTCTTTTATAAATTTCCACAAATAGATCATATATTGGTTTCATATTTCCATCTGATAATTCTTGTGAAATCATATCATAATATGCTTTTTTCATAGTATTTCCGGTTTGTTGTAATATTTGAGTCCAATTTTTCTTTAGTTCATTGTATATCTCCTTATAATTTTTCTTAAGATATTCTACATTAAAATTTGGATCAATTAACATAATATCATATATTAATTTTTCTCTTTGATTTTCTAATTCTTTAATCATTTCTTTTTTTTGAGATTCATCTAGTTTTTTATCATTATTAATAACTTCTAAATGTTCAGATCTATTATGATATGATATAATTATTCTTTCTATTGTTTTATTTTTATCCATTATTTTCCATTGTTCAAAAATATTTTTATAATTGTTTAAGTATATACTTAATTTTTTAGCTTGAATAATATTTTCTATTAATGAGTCTTCTATTAATTCTACCATTTTATTTGACCATTCTAAGAAGCTCTTATCAACAGGATGTCTATTTTTTTCATCGTCTAATAATTGATCGGCGTAGAAGTTGACAAGATAACCTGATAGTAATATTCTTGAATTTAGTTTTATATCAACATTTGTTTTTTTGCTTAAAACAATTAAAAATTCATTAACTGTTTTTAAAACTTCTTTATTTCTAATTTTTCTAGTAAAGTCTTCAAATTTAATGCAACTTCCTAATGGTTTTAAGTTTAGTTTTTGTAATTCTTTTTGAGAAATTTTTATCTTATATGCATGATAAAAATTTTGGATTTGTTTAGCTTTCAAATTTTTAAAAATTTGTGAATCCATTAAATTTAAAAATAAAATAAAAAAAAAAATTAAACAAATTTATATTTTTTTTATAAAAATTTATTTAATATACTCCAAATAATATTTTTCTCCAGTTTAATGCATCATTTAAGCTATCTCGAGTAAGTGTTAATTCTTTAGACATTTTTTCTATTTGATCTAAGAACATAGCATTAATTTGTTGTTGACTTTTAACTTTATTTTCTAATATATCTGTATTATTTTTAGATAGTTTTTCTGATAATTTTTTCAATTCTACTAAATTTACATTTGTAGATGAATCCATATTTTCTATATTTCTTAAATTTTTTGATATTTGATTTCCATTCATTTTGATATCTTCTTCTAAATCCCTAATTTCATCTTCATTTTTTTTAATAGATTTCTCAAAAACTATTTTTTGTTTTATTGCTTTTTGTTTATTATCTTCTATTTTATTAGCATTTTTTTGAATATTTTCATTTTGCATATTTGTATCACTTCTTAAGCCTTTTATTAATTCATTATTTATATCAATTTCATTTTGTAATTTTTCTTCAGTATCAGTTAGATCTTTTTTAATTTTATTTAATTCTCTTTGTCTTTTTTCTTCAGTATCAGTTAGATCTTTTTTTATTTTATTTAATTCTCTTTGAGTGTTTACTTCATCAGTGTTCATTCTTTGAATTAACTCTGCTAATGTAGTATTATTTTTCTCTTGTAATGCACCCATTTCTCTTTGAGTAGTAACTATTTCTGATAATTTACGATCTTGATCTGCATCGCGTTTTACTTGTTGTTCGTTTATTTTAGATTCGAATTCTTGTTGTGTTTTTTGTGTTTGTTGTATTTGTTCGCCCTGAGTTTTTTTTAAACTTAACTCTTCTTGTTCAATTAATCTAATTTTAGCTAATAATCCTTTTAAAGTAGTTTCATTTTTGTTAACAGATTCAGAAACAAGATTTAATTTTTGATCTTGTTCTGCATCACGTTGTAATTGTTGTTCGTTTATTTTAGATTCGAATTCTTGTTGTTTTCTTGTTGTTCTTTGTGTTTGTTGTTGTTGTTCTAATACGAGTGTTTCTTCTTTATTTTCTATATCTTTAACTTGTTGAAGTAGTTGTTGTAATGTAGTTTTATTAGTTGATATTGAATCGCTATTTTCTTTAATTTTTTTATTTGATTTTAAAGATTTATCTTTAATTTCTCTAATTGAATCTCTCATGTTTTTTTTATGTTCAAGAATTTCATTTTTCATGTCTCTAAAGGAATCTTTAGATTGTGTTCTATTTTCAACAATTTCATTTTGCATTTTTGTAAATCTTTCATTAATTGATTCAGGTTTAGATAAAGACATTTCACTAATAAAATCAGCTAATGTTTTTTGATTATAATTGATTTTCTTAATATTTTCATTAATTTGACGAGTATGTTCTGTATCTTTTGCTTTAAATTTTTCAGTAAGTTTTAAAGTATTACTTTCATTCTTTGCAACTTCCTCACCCCATTCACTAACTTTAGTACCCCATTCTACAAATCTATTATTTAGGTCATTCAATTTTGTTTGATTACTAGAAATATTTTCTTTATTTCCTTCAATACGATCTTTATGTTCAGTAATAGACTTTGTATTTTCAGAAATAAGTTTACGATTTCCTCTTACTTGAGCTTCAATATAATCTCTATGTTCATTTATATTTGAATGTAATTTTTTAGCATCGTCATAAGCATTTTGACTTGTATATTGTGATGGTACTGGAGGAAGGGATTTAGTAATTAATCTTTGAGGTCCTCTAATAGATTGAGGTGGTTGATATGGTTGTGAAAGATTAGTACCACCTAAATCTATTCCTGGGGTTGTATCAATTCTATTTATACTTTCTCTATCAGATTCATACATATAGTTTTCATTTGTTTGTTCAATTATTGGAGATGTATCAATTGTATGTCTTTCTCTACTCATATGTGTATATATAAATTTAGAAATTATTTATAATATTTTTTAAATTTAATTATTATTATTTGGAATTCTTGGCATGTCAAATATCCTATTTGCTATAAAGTGATTATTAAAATTTTTTTTATCATTTTCTACAATATTATTTAAATTATTTTTAGATAATAATTTATCATATAGTTGTCTAAGTTTTTTATCAAGTAAAATATATTTACATTTTTTTAAAAGTTTAATTTTTTTTATTATTTCGTCATTAAGAAATGTTAAATTATTATATTTTTTTATTTTAGAAATGTAGGATTCTTTAATTTCTTT